AATGTATAAGAGCAAGGGACGGTTTATTTAATGCAGAATAATGAAACACCAAGTCATCCATCGACACTTGAAAACATAGATACGGCTGTATTCAGATATGTTGACGAAACCTTAAATCCTCATACGACCACTAACAAGGGGTGGGAAAAAATAAAGATACTTTGGCTTGGAACAGAAAGGGCTTATCAGATAAAAAATAACAAAGAGCTAAGAGATGGAGTTGGGAAACTAAGACTACCACTGATAACTGTGTCTAGAACTTCTGTTTCTCGTGATGATGCTTTCAAAGGCGCAATACAGGCTTCTTATTATGGAGAGATGATAAATGGACAACAATACATCCCAATAAAAAAGAAGATACAGCAAGACAAAACCCAAAACTTTCAAAATGCAGAAAGCCACAGAATAACTCAAGGCGATGATGCGCATATTGTTAAAACCAATAAAGTAGTCTACGAGATACATTATGTACCAAAACCAATTTATGTAGCTTGCTCTTTTGAAATAAACATAAGAACAGAATATCAACAACAAATGAATGATATATTACACGTCTTTATACCAAAGATTAAAAACTATATTATCATAGAGAGTGAAGGATATCAATACGAAGCTTTTATAGAGCAAGATTATAGCACAACACCTGCTACAAATCTATCTGAAGATGAAAGAGTTTTTACTTCAAAAATACAAATAAAAGTACTTGGATATCTAACAGGAAACTCGTCCAATAATGAACAACCTCATGTTATAAAAAAAGAGACTGTCGTCGATGTAAAGATTTCAAAAGAAAGATGTATAGTCGGGGATGAAAAGCCGTGGAATAAGACTGGTGAGAAAATTAGAGATTTATGACTTTGCGCTTTTATTTGACTATTTACTAAGAAAAATAAAAATAAAGGAGAGTTTTAAATGCCTACCAAGTTTGACTTTGTATCCCCTGGAGTTGAGTTAAGAGAAATCGATCAGTCTCAGATCACTCCCGTTCCAGAAGAGGATGGACTCCTTCTTATTGGTCGTGCCCAAAAGGGACCTTCGATGAAGCCAATTAAGATTAACAGTTTGACTAATTTTACAGATATTTTCGGGGAACCTATTGACGGTGTTAAAAAGAAAGATCCTTGGAGAGAAGGTAATACAGGTGCACCATCATATGCTGGATATGCAGCACAAGCTTACTTGGCTTCTGGTGTCGGCCCTGTTAAGTTCATCAGACTAGCAGGTATTGATGGAAAAGGAACTGGTGATTCAGATAAAGCAGGATGGGAAATTAAAAGAACTGACTTTAGCAGTGGTATTACAAGATCTAACTTCGGAAATACTCTTGGTTTATTTGTTGCACCATCAGCATCTTCCACAACTCCAGTAACTGGTACACTAGCTGCTATTTTTTATTCTAATACAGTATCTTTAGGTCTCACCGGTAGTCTTTTGAGTGGCGATGAACTTACTGCGCCCGCAGCAACTGCCATGGTTTTGGGACAAGGCGCTTCAAATACATTTAAGATGGTTCTGAATGATGGTGCAGAAGATAAAATTATCACATTTGACTTTGACAAAAACAGTTCAAACTTTATCAGAAATAAATTTAATACAGATCCTACAAAATATGACAGTTCAAGTGCGACATATTTCTTGGGTGAGACTTTTGAAAACCAAGTCAAGAATCTTTCTCTTGCTGGTACCGGTATGGTTGCATTTATCGCAGGGCTAGGTTCAAATTCAACTCATTTTACTAGCTTTAGAAATGAATTGACTGCTTCGAAGACAGGATGGTTTATCGGAGAAAAAACTGAACAAAAGAAACTCTTCAGACTTATTGCACTCGATGATGGGGAACAGTTTCAAAAAGAATATTATATCGTAGTTAAAGATCTCAAAAGAGCATCAAACTCGAAACCTGATGCCACCTTTACTGTTGAAATTCACAAATACGGAAAAGCAGGTTATGTTGAGAAATACTCTAACCTTACATTGAACCAAGATTCTCCAAACTTCATCTCTAAGAAGATTGGTGACTTTCATCAAGAATGGGAAGAGGGCTCAGGGACATCCCCAGGTAAGTTTAAGCTTTCTGGTATGTTTAATAATATATCTGATCTTGTAAGAGTAGAAGTGTCTACTGTTGCCTCAGGTTTAGATCTGCCAGTTGGTTTTGTTGGACCTAAAGTTCCAGAAGCATTTAGTTTTAGTGGTTCTTCTACTGATAACATCATTGGTTGGGTATCCGGTAAAGACTATGTACCTAGTGGATCTAGCGACTACTTTGTATCTGGTGCGTATTCCGGCTACACAGCATCTATCGAGTATCCTACTCACAACTTGACTACAACATCATCTTATCTTCAAAATAGAAACTACCCTTATGACTCAGTATTTGGTTTGCGATATAAAGAACTAAATGGAATAGATAAAACCATCGGAGATGTTGGTGTTCTTAAAAATGCGTTTGAAATGCACCTCACAGAAGGGGAGGATGTAACAAATGCATCCTACGTATTTACCCTAGAAGATATTAGAGCAGAAAGTTCATTAAGTTCTTCTTTCTACTTTCAACAAGGCTCTTTTGATGAAAAAACATCTATTGCTGCAGATGTAGATCTGGACGAAGTTATCATCAACTTGAACATCAAGCAGTTTGCAGCTCCATTCTTTGGTGGTTTCAATGGCGACGATATTCTTATTGACAACCCTTATAACGAGCTTAAACTTAGTTCTAACGGCGGGTCCGCCAGAAACACAGTACAGCAAGCTTTGGCAATGGTCGCAGATAGAGATCTTATTCGCTACGACCTTATTTCTATGCCAGGTATTGTTCAAAGTATTTTGAACCAAGACCTTATTAGTCAAACTGAATCACGTGGCGATGCACTTGCAATCATTGATGTTGAAGGTATTTATCAAAGCGATGTTGATACTGGTAATACAGAATCTATTCAAAGTCTTAATACTATTGTATCGAAAGTAAATGAACTTGGCTTGGATTCTTCCTATGCTGCTACATATTATCCAAATGTCAGACTTAGAGATACTTTGTCTGGTAATGGGACAGTTCTTATAGCTCCTCCTTCGGTAGCAGCTATCGGCGCAATTGCGAAGTCAGAAGCAGACTCTCAACCATGGTTTGCACCAGCAGGGTTCAACCGTGGAGGCCTTAATCCTCTTGGTGGTTCTAAAGGACCAGCAGTTATTGGTTCAGTTGAGCACTTGACTAAACTTGATAGAGACAAACTTTATGAAGTTAACATCAACCCAATTGCTCGCTTCCCTTCAACTGGTGACACTGTAGTGTTTGGACAAAAAAACTTTACAGCAAAGTGCCTCTGCGTTGGATCGCATCAATGTTCGACGTTTGATGAATTATCTCAAAAAAGAAATTGGCGATATTGCAGACACTATCTTGTTTGACCAGAACATTCAAGCAACTTGGTTGCGCTTTAAAACGAGAGCAGATGCTGTGTTGGCAGAGGTTCAAACTCAGTTTGGTGTAACAGAATATAAACTAGTCCTCGATGAAACAACTACAACTCCCGATCTTCAAGACAGAAATGTTATGTATGCAAAGGTATTTGTTAAGCCTGCACGCTCTATTGAGTTCATCGCTGTTGACTTTGTTATTACCCAAAGCGGCGTAGAATTCTAATAAAAAGACTATTTAAGAGAAAGTAACAGGAGAATATTAATATGTCAACATTCTGGACAGAGGCAGCTTTAGAGCCAAAAAGAAACTTTAGGTTTAAAGTTACCATTGCTGGTTTTACGGATAACCCAGTTATATGGTGGGCTAAAAACTTCAAGACACCATCTTATGATATTTCTGAAGCAACTCACGACTTCATGGATAACAAATATTATTTCCCAGGACGACTCACCTGGACTGATTGCACAATGTCTTTGGTTGACCCAGCTTCTCCTGATGCTACTCAACTTACTAACCAAATTGTACTTAATGCAGGATATAAAGTTAAAGGCCTCACTGATGTTGCTGGTACTGATACTTTAAAAACAATGTCTAAAGATAAGTCAGTAAACAATGGAACAAAAAGTGTTGTTGTAACTATTCTCAACGCAGAAGGTGCAACAATTGAAACTTGGACTTTGCAAAACGCATGGTTAAAAGGAGCTTCTTATTCAGATCTGTCTTACGACAATGATGACCTCAGAACTATCGACTTAACTTGGAGATATGACTGGGCCGAATGTGTAAATGCAGATGGAACAAAGCAGTTTAATGTCACAGGAAGAGGATAAACAAGAGAGTAACAAATGTCATTCTGGACACAGGCAACACTTGAGCCAAAAAGAAATTATCGTTTTAAAATAACCAAAAGTGGCTTTGGAGATGATGTCTGGTGGTGGGCTAAAAATATAGATAAGCCATCTTATACCATTTCTACTGGTGAGTACAAGATGATAAATCATACTTTTAAGTACCCTGGTGTTTTAACTTGGAACAATATCTCAATAAGCGTTGTTAGTACTCAGGAAATGATACAAGGGCTATTTGTAGACCTTAGGGCTCTAGAGTATACAGCTCCGACAACAACTACTTCAGGCGCAAACACTGGTTTGACAAAGGCTAAAAGCAAAACAACTGGCTTAGTTATAGAGCAAATAGACGCAGATGGAATAACCTTAGAAACATGGGTAATAAAAGGCGCGTTCGTTACAAGTGTGACTCATTCAAAATTAGATTATACAAGTGATGATCTTTCAGAAACTACAATAGAAATCGCATACGATTTCGCAGAATTTACCTAAATATTGGAGGAAAAATGGGAAGAAATTCCGACAGAATTGGAACAAATAGTTCGCAAAATAGCGATACACCAATGCAAACAACTCCGGCGTTGAGTTTTGTGGCGCCAACAGAAATAGTGGACCTTCCATCAGCAGGAGAAGGTTATCCAGATGGACACCCACTAAGCGGAAAAGACTCTATTGAAATAAGATACATGACAGCTAAAGACGAAGATATCTTAGCAAACCAATCTTTATTGAAGAAGGGCGTTGCTCTAGAAAGATTAATGGAAAGTATCATTGTAGATAAGAATATTGACCCATTAACGCTCCTTGTCGCAGATAGAAATGCAATCCTTATTGCTTCTAGAGGAACAGCTTATGGTTATGATTACGAAGCCGTTGTTGGATGCACAAAGTGTGGCACTAGAAACCGTTTAGACTTCAATCTTAGAGCGCCGATTGTTCAAGGTGGACTAACAGAAGAGGCAAAAGAAGTTGTTACGTATGCAGGCAATGGCTTGTATCAAACAAAAATGCCATCAGGAGGCTACCATATCAAGTTCAGGCTCGCCAACGGAGTTGATGAAAACAATATAGCTCAAATGGCTTTACAGGGCAAGACGGGCGAATATGGAGCCGCAGAGCAATATAAAAAAATGATCAAAGAGATCGAGGGATACACAGAACAAGAACTAATTGATGCTTATGTTGACAATATGATTATCCCAGATGCGACTCACTTGAAAATGTGTCTAACAAGGTGTACAAAAAGAATAAGAGTCATTGAGAAGTTAACGTGCAAAAATTGTTCTCATGAAGAGGAGG